CAACGACTCGAACGCCGTCGACGTCCACGGCGGCTACTCGGCGATCATGGTCAACGAGATCCCCGTCGTCAGCGATGACGATTGCCCGAAGCAGTGGGCGTTCGGCTTCAACAAGTCGGCTCTCAAGTGGTTCGAGCAGACCTCGCCCGGCTGGTTGCAGTCGCAGGGCGGCGACATCTTCCAGCTCCGTCAGGGCCCCGGCTTCGGCCAGGCCGTGGCGAGCTGGCAGGCGTGGTTTCGGTGGTATGTGGCACTCGGCTCGGTTGCACCCAACCGTACCGGGCGTCTGCGCTACTGCCAGGACGATCCACCCGCCACCAACAACTGACACACAGAACAGAAGGCGGGCGCTCTCGGGCGCCCGCCACTTCTCTTCCAAGGAGGATCAATGGCCCTCACACTTGGGCAACAGTCCCGCGTGGCGATCGGCGGCCGCTGGCAGACGGCCACGCAGGTCACCGTCGACAACAGCTACCCGACGGGCGGCTGGCCGCTCACGCCGGCGCAGCTCGGGCTGCCGTGCGGGCTCGCCGACGCGGTCAACGCGACCTTTGCCGGCGTCACCGCCGCGGGCGGCCTGAACCTGCAGTACGACCCGAACAACCAGAAGCTGATGGCGTTCGGCGGCGCGGCCGCGGGATCAGCGCACGGCGAGATCACGAACGGCGTGAACCTGACGACGATGCTGGCGAACCTGCGCGTCGTCGCGATCGGGCGCTGAGATGCAGAAGTCGCCCATCGGCCTGGTCAGCATGGGCCGCGACGGGCAGCTCGTAGAGGTCGAGAACGACGTGCTCAGCGTGTGCGAGCAGATCAGGCAGGTCAGCCCGACGCTCGGCGTCGAGTTCAACCTGCGCTCGGAGCAGTACCGGATCTACGAAGCCTGCGAGGACGGTCGGCGACGCACCGTCATGTGGACACCCGAGCTGACCGGCGACATCCCGAACCATCTGCGGCGGATCGCCGCGTCGAACTACATCGTCGAGATGCGCCGGCGAGACGAGCAGGCCGAGCGAGATCAGGACCATCGGCTGCACGAGCTGGTGGGCCCGATCGGCGAGAAGCTCGCGCACGCCGCCCGCAAGGACAAGCAGGTCGGCCTGAGGATCTTCGTGCCGTGATCACGTTCCTGGACATCCAGAACGAGGTCTTGCGGTTCGGCTTCAATGACGGGCCCCAGGTCAACCGCGCGCGCGTCAAGGACTGGATCAACGAGGCTCAGCAGCGCGTCGCGAGACAGGTCGAAGGCCCGGAGTTTCAGACCAACGTGAACGTCGCGCTTGTGAACGGCCAGGCGGTCTACCCGCTGCCCGCCGACTTCGCTCGCATCCAGGATCTCTCCTACCCGCTGTACGGCTACCGGCTGCAGTCGGTGGACATCCAGGACTACGACCTGATGGTTTCCACGGCGCAGCAGCTCTCGAACCCGACCCGCTACACGCTCGACCAGTTCAACCTGATGCTGTGGCCGACGCCGGCGGCGACCGACCCGCTGCTGATGCGCTACATCAACGTGCCGCCGACGCTGGTGGCCGACACCGACGTGCCGGTGCTGAACCAGAACTATCTCGACCTGCTCGTCTCCTACTCGTGCCGCAAAGCGTTCGAGGGCGAGGACGACTACGAGGCCGCGCAGTACTTCATGACGCAGTTCAAATCCGACCTGCAGTCCTACGCATCCGACGTCCAGTGGCGCAACATCGATCGCCCGCGTGTGCTTGACGGCACCTGGGGGCAGGCCGCGTCCGCGGGACGCTAACGAAAGGGTAGTCATGGCAACAAGGAGTCGACTGTTCAACGTGTTCGTTCCCGGCCTCAACCGTGGCGGGGTTGCCGGCACGATGCTGGCGGTCGAAGCGGAGTCCGCCGAGGATGCCGCCGCGGACGTCGAGGGCACCTACAACATCGCCGCCCCGGTGCAGGTCTTCGGCGACGTCGTCGCGACCGGCAACACCGTCGAGGTCGAAGTCGTCACCCAGGAGGGCCTGGAGGCGGAGGCGCAGACCACCGGGCAGAAGGCACGCTGATGGCGATCTACAACGCGTTCATCCCGGGCGCGGCGCCGGCGCCCGTGGTGACACCCATGCAGAAAATCAACGGCAAGGGGCAGGCGGCGACCACCACTGAGCGCCCGGTCCCCGGCACGATGTTCTACGGCATCAACGCCGCGAACCCGGCGGCCGCGCTCGGAGCCGTCCAGGCGGTCATCGGGGCGAACCTGCCGGAGGCCGCGTCGATCTTCCTGCAGTCCAACGACACCCGGCTCGACCACCCCTGAGTGCCCTTCCAGTCGAAGGCTCAGCAGCGCTTCCTTTTCGCGGTCCACCCGGATATCGCGCACCGCTGGGCCAGGGAGTACGGGGTTCCGAAGAATCTGCCACAGCACAAGGAGACGAACGTGGCACTGAACGCACGCCAGCGACGCGCCTCGGCGACCGTCGCCCCAAGCGCCGGCTATCCGAGCGGGCGCTTTCCGATGCCTGACCTGAAGCACGCGCGTCTCGCGCTGCAGATGCTGCCGCGCGCGAAGAACCTGTCGTCCTCGCAGCGAGCGGCGATACGCGCGCGCGCGAATAGCAAGCTCTCCGGACGTCGCGCCGCGGCGGCAAGGGCGGCCGGCCGGTGAGAGGCACACCGTTCCTGTTCGACGGGTTCATCGGCGGCCTGAACACCATCGACAGCCAGTTCACGATCCAGGACAACGAGTCGCGCGACTGTCTCAACGTCACGGCGACGACGCGCGGAGCGATCCGCAAACGTCGCGGCACGGTCCAGTTTCTCTCAGGAACGCCGCCGAACGTCGAGTTCCACTCGATCGCCGCGGTCACGATCGCCGGCACGCGTTATCTGATCGGCGTCGCCGGCAACAGCGTCTACTCGATCTCGGTGACCGGTGTGTTCACGAACATCACCGGTGCGGCCGTCGTCACCGCGGGCGTGCGCTGGTCGATCGTGCAGGCGCCCGTCTCGCTCGCGGTCGCCGGCCAGGGCCCGGTGTACATGTCCAACGGCGTGGACCCGCCGCTGCAGTGGACGGGCTCGGGCAACGTGGCGGCGTGGACGGGACGCAACGCGTCCGGCTACTACTCGACCGCGCCGTACGTGCCGAACGGCGCGTTCATGGTCTTCCACCAGAACCGCCTGTGGATCTGCGGCGTCACCTCGGCGCCGTCAACGGTCTTCTACTCGGACATCGTCGCGACCGGGACAAGTCTCGGCTCGGCGGATCCCAGCTCGTTCACGGCGACAAACACTGTCGGCTTCGACATGTCCGATGGCTACCCGCTGACCGGGATCGGCGACGCCGGCCCCTACCTGCTGGTCACCAAGGAGCAGAAGTGCTGGGTGATCACCGACCCGGTGACCGGCGCCAACCGTCAGCTCGCGCACAACGTCGGCTGTGTCGCGCACCGCACGATCCAGGCGACACCTGACGGCACGTTCTTCCTGACCGCCGACCAGGGGGTGTTCACGACGCAGGGCACGGCGGTGCAGGAGGCGAGCTACAAGATTCGTCCGACGCTCCAGCAGATCACCCAGGCGCAGCGCCAGAACGCGTGCGCGGTCTACTACCGCGACCACTACTACCTGAGCTTCCCGTGGAACGGCTCGACGACCAACAACCGCATGTTCGACTTCGACGTGCAGCTCAAATCCTGGTGGTTGCACGACGTCACCGCGAACGAGTGGGAGATCTTCGAGCCGGCGGGCGCGCCATTGCTTTACATCGCGGTGCCGGGCGCCGGCAACGGTGTCGCACAGGCCGCGGTGGACAACGTCTTCACCGACTTCGGCCAGCCGTACCCCGGCGCGAATGGGCTGAGCGCGTACTGGTGCTCGGCCTGGCAGCGCTTCTATGCCTACTTTCTGCGCCACAGAAATCCGATGCCGATGGTCAAGAAGCGCGTGAGACAGGTGTACTTCAACGGCTCCGGCCTGATCTACCCGATGGTGTTCAAGAACTTCAATGCCGGCGGGGTGCAGTACGCCGGCGTGGTCAACAACGCCGACCAGGCGTTCCCGACGATGCCGATCCAGTTCTCTCCGAACAACCAGATCTACGGCAACCCGGACACCGCGCAGCTGTACGGCGGCCAGACCTACAAGGGCATCCAGATGCTGTGGGGCGGCTACACCGCGGTTGGTGACGCCCGCATCTACGCGCCGGGGATCGCCGAGGAGTGGTCGGTCGGCTTCGGCAACAACACCGCCGACTTTTTTGAAGTGGACGCCTTTGCATATGCGTCGCAGACAAGGAAGAGCTGAATGAGTCTCCTGAG